TCAAGTGGTGAAGTTGACTTTTTTCTCAGTATTGGCGGGCTTCCCATACCACGGCGTTGCGCCCTGGTATAGGCCCGAGGGAACCTTCGAATGCGGAGAACTCGATTACATGCCCAGGATACTGCTCAACCAAGGCGTCCAGGTCGGCCAAGGAAGACTCCGTCAGCACTTGCTTGAGGATCATCCGAGCTGCCAGCCCGCGTGCCTCCTGACCCCCCTGACGCAGCGCCTCGCGCATTGGGAGCCGCAACCTGGAGTAGTAGAGGTAGGGAATTGGATCTTCCGAGTACTCAGCGTTGAGCGTCAGCCGGTGGTCTGGGGCACACTTTTGCACACACAGGGAATCGGAAGGTGTACCATCAGCCTCGAAGCGCGCGACAGTACGTTCAACCTCTACCGGCGTCAGCCAATGCACATAAGCCCCCGAGCCACCAAGTGATCTCCGCGATGCCCTCAACCCAAAGGTCATGTCTTGCAGGACGTGCGGCACCACTTCCGCTCGAAACGTCGGTACATCCCAGGAAGGTAGGGCGTTCCCCAACAGCCCCGCCTGCATCAGCCGTGTCGACTCGGACTTGGTTGCCACCGCTTGCAGCTTCCAAGGTTCAGGCCTCCTCGTTTCTGCCGCCGCAACCGAGGCACGAAAGCGCAGATTCGTCTGACCCCGCGTGGCTACGAAGTCTTCCAGGTTGCCTTGAGCTATTGTGTGGTTCATGAGTATTCACTGTCGCCGTAACGCCTCAGCCCTGACTCGTTCTTCTGCGGTCAAGTAGTTAAGGTCCTCCTCGGTGAGTGGATCTAGATCTTCTTCATCGCAGCTTGCTGCCAGGTCCGCGCCCTCCAGGCGCATCAACGCCGCATACCTCTTGCCCAAAAATTCAGCTTTGCTTAGCTTATCCACCGCAGTAACCCCCTAACCTAAAATGCCAAGTGAGTGTTGATGTAGAAATGTTGACGAGGTATGACGCAAATGTCCAGCCATGACTAGCTAAAAGGCTGGCGGGCTCTTGTGACCCTAGATATAGGATAGGCCCCCACGGGCCTAACCCGGAGGGTAGCAGACTAAACATAAAAGTCAAGAGGTAGAAGTGAAATACCGCATCTACATTTTTCGTACATCTGCCTATTGACATCTGGACATCTGCTGCTACTCTGCTATTGTGGGGGGAGGGTGTATCCTACATAGGTATTTGAAATGGCTATTGCCGTCTGTCTTCGACTTCCTGATCCCCCTGTCTTGCCGCAAATAACGATCCCTCAGCTTGGCGTCTTGAGGGCGGCGCGGCAGTCATTGTACGACTTGCCAGATGCATCGTACTTCCTGATGAGGATGCAGGAGGCGGCGCAGCTGGCGCTGGCTCCGTTCCGTAGGTTCGTGGATCTGTTCGAGACGATCCTGGCAGTGCAGGATTGCTTCTATGCGGTGATCGATGCGGTCACCCAGTTGAGCCCGCAGCCTATCGTCGACGCCATTGGGAGTCTCGTGAAGGCTATTGCCAGGCTGACCACGTACATCCCCCCGCTGTGCTATCTGCCTACCCTCCTCGATATAGCTCGATATGTGATTTCAATCATTGATGAAATCATCAGTCTGCTTGTGTACTTGGATGGCAAGGTGTCAGGCTACGCCGAGCTGGCGAGCTATGCGGCCGAGATGGAGGACACTGACCTTGCGCAGATTGTGGTCTGTGCCTCAAGAGAGGTAACTGTCCTCATCAATAATTCCATGGACTTGCTCCAGGTCATCTCGATGCTGCTCCGGATCATCCTCGAGCCCATCGTTCGGTTCATGCCGGGATCCCCCCTCAAGGACAAGCTCGAGACCGTGATGCACCTACCTGAGCAGTTGGCCGACCTCAGCGCGGCGCTGGCTTCGGGAACTACACCTGTATCAGCACAGCTGGGGGATATCTTGGAATTGTTAGGGGGAATCCGTAATATGGCAGTAGAGATATATAATGTTGCGGCGCCCCTAGTGGGACGTCCCAGTGACATGCTCGTTATCGATTTGCCGACCCTAGAAAATAGCTAAGTGGCAGCACTCAATCGACATGTACCCCCGCATCGCGTCCACAACGTCCTCTGGCCAGTCCAACGGACGGCGAAGGGTTGGCACACCGATGTGCTCGGGAAGCGCTACGCGGCGGCGCTGGGGCACCTCCTCGAGACGCCGCGCGGCGCTTATCCCTGGGCACCGGATTTCGGCACCAACCTGCAGATGTTCCGGGGGCAGCCCTATGAGCCTAATGCCGAGCGCATCCTGTTCGACATCCGTCAGGCTATTCTCAAGTGGTTGCCCGCGATGTCGGTCACTAGGGTACAGGCCAGCAATGTGCCGTCAGAAACACTCAACTTGCAGGTGACTTGGGGCTTACTCGATGTAGGGGCACAATCATATGGTGACCCGTCTCGGAACCAGTACATCTATGGCCCCCAAAAATCGCTTGTCTCGGTGTAGGTCGACATGCCCTTACCTCTTCTGCCACAGCAGACGTTAGACTTCACCGAGCTCTCTCGGGAAGACATGCTGCTGCGCATGCAGCAGCTGGCACACCAGGTTAACCCCTCGTGGACGGACTTCTCAACGGCGTATCCGGAGAACATCATCCTTGAGTTGATGGCCATGTACGGCGACATCCTCAGGGGAGTTACAGAGGAGCGCGCGAGGCAGAGCAACTGGGCGACGATGAGTGACAGGTTGGCGGCCATCCGCCAGGGACGCCTCGCCAACTACACGTTGGCGGGTGGCTCCGCGGCAACCGTCGTTTTGACGGTTGCCACCAGCAATGGAGCACCGGCGGCTGTTGCGATACCCATACCAACTGGGTTCATGGTGAAGGCGGGCAGCGTCCGCTACCAGTACCTCGGTGCTCCGACGCAAATCGGCGTTGGCATTTCGAGCATCCAGATTACGGCTGAGCAATCTGAGACTGAGCCGTTCAGTTTCGAGTCGCCAGAAGAGCCGAACATCGAGTTGATCCTCGACCAGACACCTTATCTGGATGGGTCTGTCACCATCACTTGCGGGGATGGTGCCTACACACCGTCAACGACAGGGACCTTAAGCAACTACAGCGACACTGACAGAGTGTTCCTGGTCATTGTCGATGACCAGCAGAGAGCCCGCGTCCGCTTCGGCAACGGCATCAGTGGTGCGATCCCAACAGGTACCATCTCTGGCTCCTACCGCGTCGGTGGAGGCATCCAAGGTGAGGTTGAAGCTGGTGTCACGTGGAACGTGGAAACGTCCTTGACAGATAGCGGAGGCAACCCAGCGACCGTCCGAGTGAGTAATGCGGCTGCATCTTCTGCGGCAGCAGATCCGACTTCGACACAGGAGGCACGGATTCTTGGACCTCTGGCTCTGCGAACGATTACAAAGCATGCGGTGAACGAAGACCTCCACGAGTCGGAGGCGCTTCTCGTACCAGGGATTGCTCGAGCGTTCATGGGCACGTCTGAGAACACGGAGAGTATCGCTGAAGATGAAGGCGTTCTCTACCTCATCGGGTACGGCTCGCAGTCAGCATCTGGAAGCTATGCCCCCGCCACCCCCACGGCAGCCACTCTGGCCACGGTAGCGGCCAAGTTTGCCAAGGGTGGACCATCACCGACTATCATGGGTATCACACTCACAGTCCAAGCGGCTCAATTCTATACTGTGAATATCACAGTCAAAGTGCATAAGCAGCAGGGTTACGCAGCCGAAACTGTATCCACAAATATCCGTAACGCTATCGCCGATGTGTTCGCGGTGGCTGACAGCGACAAGCTCCCCAACCCAAAGGTCGACTTTGGCTTTCGGATGAAGAATGCTGATGGAGATCCTGACTACCTGTTCCCATGGTCCACGGTCTTTGATGCTATCCGTGATGCTGAAGGTGTCCGGCGCATCCCCCCGACGACTGACAACCTCCTCCTGAACGGAGCGCGTGGCGACATCCAACTGCAGCCGAATGAGTTCCCAATCGTTGGAACCGTCACCATCCTAGACGCCGACAACTCGAACACGCAGATTTAACAGGAGGTCGTGGTGCCTGGCATAAGCGCCCTAGCACTTGTTGAAAGGATAGACCCACTCTCCCTCGTGCTTTTACAGCGCGACGCAGACGGCGTTTGGTCAGACTTCCCCGATCAACCCTCCTTTTCGAACGCGATTTACGGGCGCGCACTTTGGGCCTCTACTGAATCAATTGTTGTTGCATCTGATGGCGATGAGGGATCCTTCCATTGGGATGGCACAGAGTGGGCACAACACTCAATCGGGTCGTGGTCTGGTCCTGCTACTGTAGCTGGGATTGCGGGCCGTACTCTAGATGATCTCTGGCTCGTCGTCAATAAGACAGTTGGCGGTACTTACGCAAGGCTATTCCATTGGGACGAAGCTTCTTGGACAGAAGATGAGGCATTCTCGGCGCTCCACCTAGATACCGCACAGCTCTGGGTTTCTCCGACTGGCGTCAAATGGGCTGTTGGGTATGAGACCTCTGCGCTCAACTGTCGTATTTACCGGCGTGGGTCTGGTGGTGGCGACTCTTGGGTGGATAAAACTACACCTTGGTATGGGACACTCGATGGTGGTAACTCGCGACCGTTCTGTGTATGGGGCACAGCGGATGACGACGTTTGGGTGGGCGGTGGCTATGTGTCCTCTTCTGGTCGCACCGGGCTCTGGCACACAGCGAATGAAGGCTCGAGTTGGGAGACAGCGTTTGTTCTTGGCTCTGGGTGGAGTTACTCACCACTCATGGCGGTATGGACGAACGAACGCAATGTTTGTTACGGACAGTGCGGAGCAATAGCAGGTACTGGCTCTCACGTCGGACATCGATATGTTGGCACAGTCCCAGGCGGCACTCGCTATGACATGCCATTCCCCGATGCCACAACCGTCAACGGGTATCTCTCTGGCATGTCAGAACCCAGTGTGGTTTTACTCTCCGGAACCACGTGGTCGCCGACAGGTGGTCAACTTTGGGAGTCCACAGACGGTACCACATGGGTTGAGAAAGTCGAACTCAATGGTCTCTATCAGTGGGGCCAATTTGGGGTGTACACGATACCTATCGATCCTGGGAATCTAAGCTTTGAGGACATCGGCACAGCACCCGGGGCTGCTGACTTATGGACGGCTCAACGAAGCACTGGCGCTACGAGTATCGGCTCCTTTGGGGATTAGTAAATAGCCATGCCAAGGCCTTATGAAAGTTTCGAGGAAGCCTGGGGTGGTGGCAATCACACCAGCCTTGATGCGTTCTCCAATACAGACTTGTTTGTCGCGCCATTCGACAATGAGGCCGGTGTAGAAACATTCACGTATGCTTGGAAGGCTCCGGCTACAGATGGAACTTTGGAGGTGGGCACCGGTGAAGGCGCTGCCTTCACTGGTGGGCAGAAGGTCTATGATCAAACATCAAAGGGTACTGGCTTCGTTTCTAATGTAAGCGGTGATACAGTTTCTTTTGTAGGTGTTCAGTCTGTCGGCAACAACTTCGGAGCCATCAATTCAACGTTATCAGCTTGCTCTGAAGGCTTCACGCCGCTGGGTGTGGGCGATGGCTTCCAATGTCAATTCGGTGACACGTTGACTGGCCCTGTTGCTCCTGGCACTCTACATGTCCACGTGGTCATGTCAAACATGACGTATGATGTCATCGATAACACGCTAGGATCACTGATCGATCCTGCAAACATCATCAATGAGAATCTGACAGCGTCTATAGACTATGCCACAGGCATTGTGGACTTCTCTGTCACGCAAGCTATTGCGGCAACGCTCATTCGTGTTGAGGCGTTCTACATCTATGGGGCGGACCTCGGAACGGTTGCGGTTGCTTTTGTACGCCAGCCCGTTCAGCCCTATAATCATTCTGCCAAAGAAGAGTTTTCTTTAGGGGATGTTGTTGGCACGCAGGATGATTTTGAGACGGGGTGGGATAACGATGCTTCACTCGCGTCACTGGCAGAAGGGGTAACCACATCCCCAGGACCTGACACCTTTGAGACAGGCTGGCAGAGCAATCAGAACGCTAAGGACGGCTTCCCCCCTGCAGGAAGCGGCGTTTTAGACACCGTCGTTCTCGAGACCTTCGAGAGTGGGACAGGTTGGACGACACCTCTGGTGTACTAGGATAAGGTAGCTAAACACATGGCAGAGACAGATTGGGAAGCATTTACGTCAGTAACCAATGGCGCCCTTGATGCCGGATCCGTGTCCAAAGGCGTCACCGCTGGGTTCACAGTGCCTGGCGCAATTGGCACCAATGTGTACTGCCATGGGTTCAATTCCCTCCTCGCCGTGAACGGCTTTGCGGGGCATTACTACAAGGCAACCAATTTCAACCCAATCGCGACTGGAAAATGCGGCTCGGTCCGCGGCGCACTTCGGCGCTACTCAGCAGGGTCGGGTTACGCCCCCATGTTGGGTTTCCTCGCCGGCACGCATGTGACCAGCAATACAGCGTATTTCTTGGCGCTGTCGAATTCCAGCCCCTACCAAATTGTGTTGGCCAAAGCGATTCCTGGGGCCGACATCACGCCCGCATCCGCAACTGTATTGAGGCGGTCGGCAGAGTCCTTCGCATCCACGACGCTTTGGCACCACGTGCGTCTCGATGTACTCGTCAATCCGCATGGCGAGGTACGGCTCAACGTCTATGGCAACGACCTTGATGCCCACGATGTGGACGCGCCAACGTGGGAAGCCATCCCCGGTATGGATGCCTACATCGACGACTCTCTGGGTGTGCTGTCAGGCACGCCCCCATTGCTGTCTGGCTTTCGAGCCTTCTTCGGTCAATATACGTCAGGGAGCGCCGGCAAAGTATCTCTATTCGATCACATTGAAGTCTATCGACAAACTTCGCCATAATGGCACCTGATTATGTGGACTGAGCAGACCCTCACCCCCGCCCCATCCGCGCGCAAATGGCACGCAATGGCATGCAATGCAAACGCATTGATCCTCTTCGGTGGGCTGACCGGGGCGGGGCCGCATGATGAAACATGGGGATATTCGTCAGGCGCCTGGCTGCGGGAGTCGCCGGTTCACGCATCATCGGAGCGCTATGGCCATGGGATGGCGCAGTCTTCCGCAGGGGTCCTTCTCTTCGGAGGAGATACAGGCTCCCTAGATGCCGAAACATGGCTCTGGGACAGCCTTGATTGGACACAATTAGCGCCCGGCACGTCCCCATCGGCACGAGCCTACCATGGCATGTGTGCGGCTCCGGGCACTGACGACTGTGCGGTTTGGGGTGGTAGTTCGGACACGAGCCTGTGGACGTGGAACGGGAACACCTGGACCGAACACGCAACTGATGTGGCACCGTCAGCACGGTACGCACATGGGATGTGGTACGACGCCGCTGCAGATAAGCTCTTCGTCTATGGCGGTCTTGACTGGGTGACGCACACTCCCCTATCCGATCTGTGGGCTTGGGACGGCGCGTGGATCCAGATCCCTGCCACACAAGCGCGGCCTGCACGGCGTTCGTTAGGACATGGCGTTGCCTACGACCCTGTAGTGCAGCGCAGCATCTTTGCTACCGAAGGGCTTCATGCTGCCGGTACGATTGTCACAGTACCCCCCATCGATATCATCGATGGTGAAACGGTCACGATTTCTGATGGCACGACGTCACTAACCTTCGAGTTCGACACAGACAGTTCGACCAATCCAGCCAATGAGCCTGTCGCCATTGCAGCTACCAGCTTGGCGAGTGACGTCGCTGAAGTGTTGACCACGGCAATCAATGGCGCGGCATTCAACATCGTCGCGACGCAGACGACACCGACAAGCAACGAAATTCAGCTCATCAACACGCAAGCTGGCGTTGGGGTAGTCGCGATCACGAACACGGTGACCGACCAAGACTTCGTCACGACCGGGATGGCCTTTGAGGACCTCAGTGCGTGGGCCTTCCGGGGTGCTCAGCGTTTCTTCAGTCCGCAGTACCTGACGACCTATCCAGCCGCTACTGAGGGCGCCGCGGTGGGCTATGAGCCGACCGGAGACGAACTCATCCTCTTCGGGGGTGCCGTCACTGGCGCCTTGACAGCAACGCAATATGCGTGGTCGTGGGAGCAAGAAAATCTCACGCCCTATTACACCCTGCCAGGAAGCCTCGAAGGGCGTATTGAGCCCATCCAATCCAGCCCCCCGGATGGCTCGTGGGTGTTCTGCCTTGGAAGTGATGCAGTCAACCTGCCAGACTTCATCCTCGATATTGGAGACGCGCTGTCTGTCTCCCAGGCCTTTGACATTTTGAGCCCACAGAAGCTCCTCCGATTCAAGTGGCGAGCCCGCTATTCCCCAAAGCAGGCGCAGTACCGGCAAATCACCGCAGTTACCACGTTCAAAGCGGCAGACCTGATTGCTACTGGCGATCCACTCAAAGGCGTCCTTCTACCCACATCACAATTTACTACCGACGATGAAGAGCAGGCCTGCAAGATCACGGGTGCTACATCAGGTAACAACAACGGGTACTATCACAGACTTACCAGTGTACCTTCAGGCCTAGGCAATGTAGGCTACTTCGATCCAAGTCAACCCCCTGCAACGTATGCAGCGGGGAGAGTCGCCGCACTTGATCTCGGTAGTATCTCAGCCGCAACCGAGACGGCCACTGTAAGCTTGCTAGGTGTGCAATGGCGTGCGCGCTGCATCCTTGACACAGGCACGGTTCAACACGTTGCAGCGGAGCTCGTTGAAAGAATTGTTCAGACCAATCCGAACGGGTGGCAGCGCCAAGCAATGGCTGCCAATGTGAGCCAGTTCCAGGGATCAGTGACCCTCAAGTTCGAGCTCGCACTCGAAGCGGTTGAGGCCTAGACCATGACCCAGCCTCAGACCATTTCACATCCCATCACGACAGACCTCATTGCGCTCTGGCGCCTCGATGAAGCGGCAACTTCAAATGCGATCGATGTTGGTCCTTGGGGGTTCACAGGCGTCAAGTCGGCCAATAATCCCGGGACGCAGCTAGGAACGATAGCAACAGCTCGAAGCTTTGGTGATAACGCCTTCTTTACTATCGCGGATGCAATCAAGCTGAAGCCGGCGGCGTTCACCGTTGCCTTCTGGATCAAGATCTTAACGGCGACCAAACCCAGTACGAATGCACCTATCGTCAAGAAGGTGCGCACGGCTACAACTCCATCATTCGTTATACAGGCTGGCGCTTCGGCAGACATCATCCAGGCAGGTGTGACAACGACTGAGGCTCCGACCACATTGAAGGTGGCCAACTCGACGGTGCTGTCACTTGGATGGCACCATGTAGCCGTGACGTTCGACGGAGCAGCGCTGTCGATCTACACTGACGGCGTACTCAATGGTACGAACACGTCCCTCGGATCAGGCATCATCACATATGACACACCAGGTTCCCTCGGGATCGGTGCCGACCCTGCCAGTACGGCCGATTACACGCCGCACCACCTCGATGATATTGCGTTCTACGAGCAAGCAAAGTCGCTCGAGTGGATCACGCGGGCAGCAGCCATCACCAATGGACCTGCCGTCCGTGCCTACCTCGAGACGCTGTATGTCGATGACATTGAATATGACACCATGGCTGGTGAGGACTATGCCATCATCAACACGGTGCCTGAGCATTTGGAGACAGGCGTAAGAGTCGACGCCCCCATCAGCCTGCAACTCTGCAGCCTCGATGGTTCGGCGCTGGCGACGTGCACGGTAACCATACAGCAAGGCGCAGGCGTTCCAAGCCTCGCCTATGATCAGGATGCTGGAGGCATTCAAGCGGGGTGGGACGGCCCGCGAGCAAGCGCCACGCTGCAGCCGTCACTTGGTGGGGCGAACAACGATGAGTTGCTCCTCATCCTTGATCCGACCACACCACTTGCGTCATTAGCACCCATCACCATCACCTGGGCTGCGGATAGTGGCGCGGCTCCTGATACGGGCTCGTACACGTTCACGACTGAAGACGCTATCGCCCCCCGCGTTGATCAAATCCTGTGGCTCAATCCTCGAACCGCGAGGCTTCGAAACAACAAGCCATACCCTCAGGCAGATGCCAACGTCTACGGTACACGGTACTTCGTCAACCTAGCGGGCGGGCTCCAGTTTACAGCTCCGAATCTACTGAGTGTGCCACACCTCACACCGACTGCAGATTGGATCGGCTACTACGTGGCTTGCACAGGGTCTTACCCTCAGAACAATGGTTACCATGCCATCACAGCTGTGAGCCCGGCCAATAAGACTCTGACAGTTGATGCCACCATCACAACTGACAATGGCATTGATGCCGACGAGCGGGGGCGCGTCATTCGAAGACGCGACCTGAGGGCCACCATCACGCCGTACCGCCTCGAGCAGCGGACTCAGGACGAGACGGAGGATACCGGCATCCTCGTGGCCTACGAGCCCATCATTACGTCCATCAAAGCGCCAGAGCCTGACCAGATCCCGACGGGCGACTCGGCCGACCGCTATGTCATCGCCACCTTCCATGATGATGTGTCCATCCGCCGGCGTTATCGGCTCCACACGACCAAGGTGCGAGACATCCTCGAGAACGTGTCGGACAGTGGCTCCTACCTCGACTTCACGACACCACTCTTCTTTGCGCCAGCCGACCGCATTCAGATGTGGGACATCCTCCCGGAGCCAGTTCGCGTCAAAGACCTTCAAGCTGGCGGGGAGCTGCGGAAGCTCGTGGTCGTGCTCCAGGACATGATGAACGTCCTCTGGTACAGGAGCGACGCCTTCGAACGCATCTGGGACATCGATCAAGCGCCGACGCATTGGCTGCCTTATCTACTTTACCACATGGGGAACCCCTTCGAGCTTGCGCTGACAGAGAAGGAGAAGCGCAAGCTTGCTACGGTTCTCGTCGACATCTACCGGCGCGTTGGCACAGAAGACGTCATCGAGGACGTCATTGCGTTCTTCCTTGGGATCCAGGTCACCGTACAGCAATTCATCAGTAGCGACTGGTGGGTACTGGGCACAGATAAGCTCGGCACTGGTACCATCCTTGGACCTGGGGACACTTACAGTAAAAATACGTACGAAATCCTCTCCTCTGTTACACTGACTGAAGAGCAGCGGCGGCGCATTCGGCTTCTTGCCGAATACCTTGATCCGTTCAACATGCATCTTCTGCGGATTGTAGAGCCCTAGATCATGAACACACAGAATTTCTATCTTGGACAAACCGTACTCGAGTCCGAGATGGATCAGATCCAGACTGATGCCGGAGACTCCGACAGCCAGCTGGCACAAGACGTCCAGCTACGCCAGGGCAGCGCATCCGACGCCCATAAGTTTGGTGGGATCGTGTCTGGGCTCGTGGTCACGAAGTCCGACTCGACCACGCTCCAGGTCACAGCAGGCGCAGCCAGAGACACTCTGGGGCGTCGGATCACACTGCCTACGAATGCCACTGTCAGCCTAGCAAACATCGGTGACACGCCAGCTGGCGATGTCTCCGCAGCGACAGGCGATGGTAGCGCGGTAGCCATCTCACCCGCCAACGAGGCCTGGGTGTCCCTTCACATCGTCTACGATGAAGTCACGTCCCAGCCTCGTCAGGATGACCTCGGCAACAATCTCCAGTATCGCACGACTGAGTCCTTTCACTTTTACCTCGCCATCGGGACCGAAGCTGTATCTGGAACGGCCACCTCCAGAGCGTCCCTCCAAGATGGGAAAGTGCTTCTCGCTGATGTGCTCCTCGATGAGAACGAGCAAATAGAGAGCCTAGATCCGGACGCCGGCGGGACTCTCCCAACGGTAGATGCCATCGCGACCAGTTCCGCCTCACTCAACGCGATGGGTTATGGCCTAGACGACACCCCCAATATGGCCGGAAGGCGGAGTGATCAGCCTTCTTGCGACGCAGATGGCACCTACTTCGAAGTATGGAAGGATGTTCCAGGAGCGGCAGGGTCTTTCAACAACTCCAAGCGCTACTTCGGTCTCCGGGGCACGGTCCGGGACGTCCTTTATGACTTCGCCAAGTACTTAGCCCAGAAAGGGACC